CACTTCGGTGTCATTGACGGGGCCCCTGATTTCATGGACGTAGAAGAAGTCAGACGGGTCAAGGCTGCGATCGACGCACGTGTTCAGACCAGCGGCATACCGGTGGGACTCATCGTCTTAGACACGTTATCTCGCGTCACCCCAGACGCAGATGAGCAATCGAAAGAGATGGGTGTGGCGCTTGATCTCGCCACGCGCCTCGCTAAATCCACAGGGGCCTTGGTCCTTATCATCCACCACTCGGGCAAGAACGCTGCTCTGGGTGCGCGTGGCTGGTCGGGCATGAAGGCCGCGATGGACGTGGAGTTAGAAGTGGCCCGCGTGGATGACGCAGGGCTCGTGCGTTGTTTGACTGTGAGTAAGAACAAAGACGGTGAGGACGGTGCTCAGTTCTTTTTTGCCCTCGAGGGGGTGGAGTTAGGCGTAGACAGCGACCTGAACGCGATCACCTCGGCGGTGTGCAAAGAGGTGGCGTTACCCACGCCCGAGGCAATGGGTCAGAAGGCTTTGAGCGGCTTGCGCTTGAAGGTGTTTAACCACTTGTGGGGGCTTGGCCAGACGGTCGGGATTGAGCCAGAGGCCGTGATTTTGGAGATTGTGGCGGGGATGCCGAAGGTGGAAGGCAAGCGCGACACGCGTAAACAAGTGGCAAAACGGGCGCTGAACGAACTGTGCGACGAGGGGTATTTCAAGGTGGTTGACGGGTGTATTGACCTGATTATTGAGGAAAAAGAGGGGGCTGGTGACTTGTAAAAAATTACAAGTTGAGGTGCAACATTGCAACATTTGCTCATGTTGCACTAAATGTTGCACTTTGTTGCAAAGTGCCCATAACCCATTGATTTGCAACATAAAAACGGTGGGGGGTTTTATACCCCCCCCGTTATGTTGCACATCGGATGGGAGGCAATGTTGCGTTGCATGAGTGAGTGTCTTGTAAAAAAATACAAGAGAATAAAAAGGCTGGTAAAACTTAAATTTCCGCGCCCGCGGCCCGCAGCGCTTTGAGCACTTTGCTCATCGGTAAGCGGTACATGGTGTCACCGATGAGGGCACGCAATTGGAAGGGGTAGGTGTCGCCTCGGTTGTCGGTGAACGGGGTGGGGAACATGAGCAGAGCGCCGGGGGCGGTTGACCCCATCGTGATGACCCCTAAGCACTTGGCGGTGGCCGGGATGCTCGTGCAATAGGCGAGGGGGTCGGCATCCAAGTGAATCGTGGCAAAGCCTTTGAGGTAGTCCATGGTGGTCCTTTTTAGAAATTGTAGCGTTTCGATTTTTGAATTGAGTTTGATTCGATTTTGGAATTTGCCTTGGGCTTTTTTCTGGGCGGGCCTTGGCAATTGTCGGTGGACTGACTTGGCTGGTCCTCGCGCCCGCGCACGCGCCCGCGCACGCGCCCGCGCCCGCCCGCCCGCGCACGCGCACGCGCCCGCGCCCGCGCCCGCCCGCGCACTGGCTGGGCTGGGCTGGGCCCAGAGCGGGCCCCAGAGGGCCCCAGAGGGCCCAGAGCGGGCCTCTGAGGCGCTTGCTGGGCTGGGCTGGGGTAAGTGCTGGGGGCTGGGCCCCGAGCGCCCCAGAGGGCCCGTGCTGGGGGCTGGGCCCCAGAGGGCCCCGAGCGCCCGTGCTGGGCCAGTGGCCCAGAGCACAGAGCACAGAGCACAGAGCACAGAGCACAGAGCACAGAGCGGGCCTAGCGCCCACGGCCAGCCCAGAGCACGGCCAACAACACCACGGGCGAGGCCATCACGGCCCCAGCGGCCAGCACCACGGCCCAGACAACGTGAGCGCCCGAGGCTTTGAGGCTGGGGGCCACAAACCCCAGCACGTGGGCCGTGGCCCACGCCAGCGCTGCGGGTACGACTAGCAAGGTGAGGGCTACGATCATTGCAAGGCCCCTTTGCGCCACGGTGACGTGGCGATACCTGTCTGGGGGTCCGTGTCCCACTCGGTCCAGCTTTCGGCCTGTGGGGGTGTTTTAGGGCTCGCGCTGGGGGTGCTGGGGTTTGAGGTCCAGAAGTCGGGACCGTACAGGCTGGAGCCCGAGCCCCAGAGGGTCCCCGAGTCTATCTCGAGCGCGTACGGGTCGCGGGCCGTGGGCAATTCGTCCCACGGGATTTCAACCACGCGGGCCATGAGCGCGAACAAGTGAGGGATTGAAAGCGTTTCCTTACTGGTGTGCTCGTTCTGGTATCCAACGGAAATATTCGTGCACTCGGGGATTGTGTCGAGAAATTCGGCCGTATCTGTATATACGCCCGTGGGGTCTGGTGCGTACATGAGCGCGTCTGTGCTCAGGCAATCACTGAGCGCGTCCGCGAACGTGTCCGAACACGTGCGCCCGTACGACTGGTGAGTGATAACGCTAGAGGTCCCGCGGCGGTCGAACGCGATAGCACGATCAAAATGTTCTAACAGTTTGTAATCGGTCTCGGCCAGATAGCGGGCCCCTTTCCCGCCCCTTTCCTCGCCACGCGTAAAAATGTAATACGCGGGTATCGCGTTCCGTATCAAGTGCAACAGGACCACGATACCCGCGCCATCGTCCGCGCCTAAGCACTGGCCCCGAGTGCGCACTAGCTGGGCTTTGTAGTCGTACCAGACGGATTGAAAGCCTGGAGCGTGGTGCACGGTGTCTGTGTGGGCCACGAATAGCGTGCGGTGGCTGGGCAGCGTGCGCAAGTCTAGGTGCACGTTTCCGAACGCGTCTGAGCGGGCCTGTGGTAGTGAGAGCAAATAATCGCGAATAAAGCGGGCCTCTGTTTTGCTGCGGTCTGGGCGGCAATGGGACAGCAAGCGCAGCACGTAATCAATGCGGGATTGTGTGATTTTCATTTTTAATTTTCCTGTTTGGGTTAGGCGTATGCGGCGTGAGATTCGAGCGTGTTCTGGTGCACTGTTACGGTCACGCTTTCCGTGTCGTTGCTGTACCACTCGCCCGTGATTTCATCGCGCCATGCGTCCGTTTCGTCCGCGTACATGGACCCGTTGTCCGCGGCCTCCGCGAGGTGCACGTAATCGTCCAGATCGTCCACGTGCACGTAATCGTTATTCGAGAGCATTACGGCATTGTCGAGGTGGCAATAGTCCCCGTTTGCCAGTTCGATAATGTTGTTGTCACTGAGGTAATTCGACACGTACCAATCCCCGTCTACTTCCGTGGCGTGGTCCACGTGTACCCAATACTCGTACGTGTTGCGGCCCGTGGCGTGCACGTAGCAATCGCTTATGCAGCTATCGCATACGCGGGTGTCCTCGTTGTATCCGGTCCACGTGAATTCGTCCTCTCGCACGTACTCGTTGCAGTGCTCACAACATACGCGGTCCTCTGTGGTGATATACCCGCACGTGCTCGAATTGAAACCCCCATAATGCGAGATCTCGAAGTGGTCTCCGCAATCACTGACGCGCATACAGTCCCCATCAAGGTACGGCATTAAATGCGTGCCCTCGTCCCCGTCAATTTTGGCAAGCTGGGCACCAGTGGCCCACTCTGAACACTTTGCATACCCTAATTTTTTGAGCGTGGCCTCAATGCCTTGGTCCGTGCTGCTGTACCCGTCTGGTGTGTCGCGTCCGTATGAGCGAACAAAGTGCGGGCCCGCGTCCGTACCGTGTCCACTGTGGCACATACAGCGCCCCATGATGTTCCCGTGCGCGTCCGTCCGTATCATCATTGACCAGCCCAGCGCGGGCCTGTACACGTTGTAGGGGTGTTCGGTTGCCACGTCAAAATGCCGCCCGTCCATGCACGATTGAGGGCCTTCAATAACGGCCCGTAGCATTGTTTGCATATCGTGCGTCATTTCGAACGTGTCCGGCGTGACAGTCGCGACTAGATCGCGCAGTGTGTGATCTGGGATGCTGGGGGCGTGGCGCTTGATGTAACGGCCTACTGTGGTGACAGTTTGGCGGTCCGCGGCCCCGTCCGCATCGTTGCGCGTGTATGCAATTTTGAGCGCGTCCCCGTCCGATACGTGGGGCCACTCTAAGATCATCTCGCGCCAGTCTGTTACGTACTCGCGTAAGTGGTCAGTAATTAACATTTCCGAGACGGACGGGTGTAATTCAGCGGCCATTTGCTCGCGAGCGTGCCACGGCCGAGTGCGAATAAAAATGCTTTTTAAAGCCGTAAAAAACTCCCAGAAATCGTGAGGCTTAGAGCCCACGTGATACACGGCCTCGAGGGCCAGTGCTGGGTTTACGGGACGTGCTGGAAGTGCGGCGAAAAGTGCTGGCATTTTGAAAACTCCGAAAAGCGGGCAAAGCGGCCCGTTGCGCGTGGTGAAAATAATTAGAAATAAACAGCGAGGGTGATATAGGACAAGAGGCCCGCTAAGGCCATGAGGACCAGCGCGATAGCGTCCTCCCAGAATGAATATTTATTCATCGCTGGCCTCACGTTCGAAAATGAAAAGGTCTGGCTTAGGTGCACTGGGCGTGCAAACTAGCCAGAGCGGAAGGCCGATAAATAAGGCCCCGAGTAGAAGGGTCTCGATCATCTTAAAAATTCCAAGGTTTAGCGTTAAGAGACACGGCCAGAGCACGGGCCTCGCGTTTGCCCGCCACTGGGTGCGTGCTGATAACGCCCTTTAGGCCAGCGTGCGTGCTGATGATTAACTCGAAATTGCCCTTACCACGGGCCTTAAAAAAGTGTGCAAACAACATGATGATTCACTCCAAAGTGCGGGCAATTCGCGGCCCGTCTCGCGTTACTGGTACTGCGCTCGCAAGAGTACTCTTGTTTGTGAATTGATGCAAACGTGTCCACGTTGTACTTAAGTACACGGCAAAAATGACAAACAAGGCCACGATATAACCCAGAGAAATAAGCCCGCTAAGGCCCTTAAATGGCCCGTGGTGAGGTTTTCTCGCGAGTGCATACGAAGGCCTTGCCCACGTGTCGATCGCAGCGCCTGCGAGGTTTCGATTCTAAGGCCCTTAACACGGCCGTGGTGAGGTTTTATCGCGTAGTACGTGGGGACCTATAGGCCCTAGAAAATAATCGCTTAAACGTCCATTTTTACTCGGTTATGGTTTACACTCGCGCCATTCATTTGCAAGAAATTACAGGACGTGATACCAAAATGAGCGCAGTCCAGACCCAGCAAAAAAACCCAGCAAAGCGAGGCGCTGGGCGTCCCACGTACTTCAGGCCCGAGATGGTAGACAAGGCCCGCGAGTACGTGAGGGCTGGATTTACTCGCGAAGATATCGCGGTGCACTTTGGCGTGAGCATCACCCAGCTATACAAGTGGCAAGAGACAAAACCGGATTTTGCGAAGGCCCTTTCACAAGAGCGGGTAATAGCAGACACGGCCGTGGCCAGCGCCCTGTACCAGAGGGCCACGGGCCAGACGCGCAAAACCACGCGCAAGGTGGTCACGGCAGCGGACGGGACGCAAGAGGTGCACGAGACGTACGAGACGCTGCCGCCAGACGTGCACGCAGCCCGTTACTGGCTGAACAACAGAGCGCCTAAGGTCTGGCGCGAGCGGTCCGAGGTGACAGGCGCGGACGGTGCACCAGTGGCGATAGCCCTTAGCTGGATGGCCCCAGCGGCCCGAGGTCTGGTGCTCGAGGCCGAGCCGATCGAGGCGCGGGCGATACCCGCCCCACAAGATGCCTAAGTCATTGAAAACGCAGGGAAAACTGCGGATTACATATCCCCAGACCGGACGGTGGGGGGAGGCGTACGCCCCTAGGTGTAAGGGTTTACCCGTATTGCAGTGCAACATATTGCAGTGCAGCACAGGGAAAACCCTATGATGCAGCGCAACATCAAGAAATCCTTGACCCCCCGGGGGTGTGCGAACCCGGTGGCGGGGGGCCTAGTTCGCCAGCCCGAGGTCCCCACCTATTTTTTCAATTTTTGAGTTGAAAAGGTCACTAAGATGCTCTTAGCAAATGGACTCAACGCAGCAATCATCGGGCTCTCAAGCACTCCAACGCTCAGAGCAGTGTACAGCGTAGACAAAGTGCTAGAAATTCTACGCAAAGAGCACGATTTCAACGAGGACGAAGCCATCGAGTGGTTCGAGTTCAACATTGAGTCAGCGTACGTAGGCGAGGACACCCCCGTGTGGGTCTATGAGATGGATGCCGACACCCTAATCACGGAGTTTGGCGGCCAATGACCCATATCCACACCCCCATCTTACCGATAGCCGTGTGTTTATCTGTGCGTGGCGTGCGTTTATCTGTGCGTGGCGTGCGTTTATCTGTGCGTGGCGTGTGTTTATCTGCAAGTCGGGTGTGCGTATGGCTAAGAGGGCTGGGCGTAGGGCTGGGTGCTGGCTAATGGACATTCAAACCTACCAACCACGCGACTTCGCGCTGCCTTTGCACAATCGCAAAGCGCGGTGGACCGTATTGGTGTGCCACCGCAGGGCCGGTAAGACGGTTTCTGCGTGTGCAGACCTTGTGGTCGGCGCACTGGAAACTCCATACCCCAATCCGCAATTTGCCTACCTTGCACCCTTTCGCGATCAGGCAAAAAAAGTCGCGTGGACCTATTTGAAAGATTTAACCAAACCCATCTGGGCACAAAAACCCAATGAGTCAGAATTAACAGTGTTCGTGCGCAACAGCAAGGGCGGCATTAGCAAAATATTCGTCGGTGGCGCAGATAGCCCGGATAATTTTCGCGGGATGTATTTTGATGGCGTAGTGTTGGACGAGATCGGCAACATGAGGCCCTCGATCTGGTACTCCGTCTTGAGACCGGCCTTATCTGATCGCCGCGGCTGGGCAATATTTGCGGGGACTCCGGCTGGTAAAAATATGTTCTGGAACTTGCGCGAAGAAGCGCGAATGAATCCGAGCACGCACCTGTTGATCGAAGTCAAAGCGAGCACCAGTGGTCTGCTCCACGAGGACGAGTTGCGAGACGCTCGAGCACAGATGACAGAGGACGCTTACCTCAGAGAGTTCGAGTGTTCATTTGATGCAGCCATCCCCGGAGCGTACTGGGCGAAAGAGATTGGCAAAATTTATGACGCTGGCCAAGTCAAAGACTTTCCAGTGGACAAAGCGCTGCACGTGGAGGTCGTGGCCGACTTGGGATACACCGACAGTTGTAGCTGGTGGGTCTGGCAGACCACAGCAGAGGGCTATCGCATCATTGATTTTTACGAGGCCAATAGTCAGGCGATCAGCCACTACGTCGAGTGGATTAAAGCGCTGCCCTACACGGTGGATCGCGTGTGGTTGCCTCACGATGCGAAAGCAAAGTCATTGCAGACTGGCAGATCAATGGTTGAGACCTTCTTGCAGCAAGGCATAAAGCCCGAGTTGGTCCCAGACATGAGCCTGCAAGATGGTATCGAAGCGGCAAGGCAAGTGATACCGCTGTGCTGGTTCAACGAACAAGCAACCTACGAGGGGCTGGAGCATTTAAGGGCCTACTCACGCGAGTGGGACGAAAAGACTGGCACGTTCAGACAGAAGCCCAAGCACGATGCGCACAGTCACGCGAGTGACTCGTTTAGGTACTTGGCGATTGTGGCTAAGAAGTTGAAGGTGAAGAAGGTGAGTCGCTTTGCGATTACGCCAGATGAGACACCGGACGTGCCCCAGCAATATCAATTTTCATTAGATGACATTTGGGACACAGCGCCCAAACAAAACGTAAGGATAGGATGATGAGCCAATTTAACGATGGACTGGATAAGCCAGATGACGCGAGCCCGGCTGGATTAGCGCTGCGCTGGAACAAAGAGATCGAGGCCGCGGGCAAAGAGGTGCTGAAGTGGCACGAAGATTCGAAGAAGATCAACAAGAGGTACTTGGACCAGCGCGATGGGTTTGAGAGTGCTGAGAGCCGTGTGAATTTATTTTGGTCAACCATTGAGACTATGAAGGCAAGTCTCTATGCGCGGCCGCCTAAGGCTGACGTGGCGCGATCAAATTACGATGCCGAGGACGATGGGGCGCGAGTGGCCGCGACCATGCTTGAGCGCATTTTAAATAGTGGGCTAGAAGAAGATGGTAGTGATTTCGATGCAGCGTTGAGGCACGGCATCAGTGACTGGTTAATCGTGGGGCTTGGTCAAATTTGGTTCAGGTACGAGGTCGAGACTGAGCAGGTCCAAGTGCCCGCCATCATGCACCCACACACGCTCGAAGAAATTGAGCCAGCCGCTGAGTTTGAGAAGATCACGAGCGAAGAAGTTGAGACCGACTACATCTACTGGGGTGACTTCTTTTGGAGCCCTGCTCGTACGTGGGAAGAAGTGCGCTGGGTGGGTCGCAGAACCTATTTGGTCAAAGACAAAGCTGAAAAAAGATTTGGCAAAGTGATTGCAGCGCAGTTGAACTACGCAAAAAAACCTAAGACCAAAGAGGGTGGTAACGATGGCCTGCCTCAGAACGAGCCATGGGATCGCGCCGAGGTCTTTGAGATTTGGTCTAAGGACGATAAGAAAGTTTATTGGTACGCCAAGGGTGTCGATGTAGTGCTGGACGTGAAAGACGACCCGCTTGGGTTGGATGATTTCTTTCCATGCCCCAAGCCCGCAATGATGAACACAACGACCTCGAACATGATGCCCAGAGCGTTGTACGTCTTTGCACAAGACCAGTTCGATGAGTTGGATGTGATTAACACGCGCATCAAGTATTTGACCGAGGCGTGCAAAGTCACTGGGGTCTATGACAAGAGTGCAGAGGGCGTGCAGAAGCTATTCACCGAGGGCATTGAGAACAGATTGATTCCGGTGGATAACTGGGCCATGTTCGCCGAGAAGGGCGGCATCAAAGGTCAGATCGAGTTCGTGCCGATCGAGATGATCGCTAAGGCCATTGAATACTTGCGTATGCAACGTGGTGACAAGACTCAGCAGATTTATGAAGTGCTGGGGATCAGCGACATTATGCGTGGCGCAAGTAAAGCCAGTGAGACCGCGACTGCGCAACAGATCAAGGCTCAGTTCGGCTCAACCAGACTTCAGTATTACCAGTTTGAATTGGCGAGATGGGTCAGGCACGCCTTGCGCATTAAGGCCGAGATCATCGCCACACACTTTCAGCCTGAAACGATTGTGAAGATGAGCAACATCCAGTACACGCAAGACCGCGAGCACATCCCCGCAGCGCTTGAAGTCATCGCGCAGATGGGCATGGAGCAGTACCGCGTGAACGTGGACGCTGACACGATGGCCGCGGTCGATTGGGCCGCGAAGAAACAAGACTCAGCCGATCTGCTCAACGCGATCGGTAACTTCGTGGCGCAGATGACCCCGGTGATTCAAGGCGTGCCCGGTGCTGCGCCGTTTGTGTTGCAGATGATGCAAGCGATGTTGGCTGGCGTGAAGGGCGCGAACAACATCGAGTCGATCTTGGACCACGCGATAGCGGCCGCAAGTAAACCGCCTGCACCACCACAGCCATCACCTGAGCAAGTGGCTGAGATCGAGAACACGAAAGCGCAAACGATGGAGCGACACGCTAAGGCCCAGAAGTTAACGGTCGAGGCCCAAGTGCTCACCACGCAAGACCCTCAAGCTGAGATGCAGATGAAGGGTCAAGAGGCGCAACAGAAAATGCAGATGCAGGGCGCTCAGGCCCAGCAGAAGATGCAGATCGACCAAGCCATGGCCGAGCAGAAGATGAGTGCGGCCGCACAGAAGTCCGAGCAAGAGATGATGCACCAAGTGGTCAAGGATCGGCACGACATGGCTGTGGCTCGTATCCAAGCGCAGAACAAAGTGATGCAGCAACCTAACCCGAACTTGCCCGCAACGCGTGGGGCTGGTGTGGGTGGCGCAAAACCGAGCGTGGAGTAAGACGATGGCTTTCTATCGCTACAAGTGCAATGAATGTGGAGAGCACTTTCACCGAGTGTGCAGCATCAAGGCGTACTCGGTTGATCGTGACTTCGAGTGCCCCGAGTGTTTCGTAAACACTGAGCGTGTCATTGAGGCCCCGATGTTGGCGGCTGACGAGACGCTCAGTGACTTGCGTGCAACCGATGGGACAGATATTTCGAGTCGTACAAAAAGAGCCAAGTACATGAAGGAAAACAACCTGGCCTACGCCGACGATTTTAAAGAGACGTGGGCGGCCGCTGAGACCCAGCGTGCCAAGCATTTCACCGATGGCAGTGATGACCGCAAGGCTCGTCGCGAGACCATCGCACGTACCGTGTATCAAAACTTATAAGTAACCTCACCCGGAGCATTTCAATGAGCAACGACCTACGCGAAGAATTAGAAAACGCATTGCAGGGCACTGACCTTGCACCTCCTACGGAGGCCTCAGGCAACCCAGAGCCCACGGTTCCTACTCCTTCACCCGAAGGTTCTACGCCAGAGGCCCCCACCCCTACAGCCGCCCCCGTGGATTTAAACGCGATGGCCGAGCGCCCACGCGACGAGTCAGGGCGCTTTGCGCCTAAGCCTGCGCCCGAGGGCATTGTGCCCGGCCCTAAGGGTGCGCAACCTCCACAAGAGGCGCAAACGCCCCCACAAGCGCCTGAGAGTGGCTTGCCGACACCTGAGCAGGCACGGCCCATTGATCGCGCCCCACAGGCGTGGACACCCGCCGAGCGTGAGCACTGGGCCGCACTGCCCGATGCGGTTAAGCAGCGCGTGATGACGCGTGAGCGCCAGATTCAGCAGACACTCCAAGAGACGGTCGAGGCGCGTAGGTTTAGTGAAGAAATTACGAAAACAATCACGCCCTACATGGCCATGATCCAGAGCGAGGGTGGCACGCCGGTGACAGCGATTGCGAGTCTGTTTCAAACGGCGGGAGCCTTGCGCACTGCGCCCCCACAACAGAAGGCCCAGTTGGTGGCCTCACTCGTTAAGCAATTTGGGATTGACGTGGGGATGCTCGACCAAGCGCTGGTGGGCCAAGGCCCAGCGGTGGACCCGATCGAGGAACGCATCAACCAGCGCGTAAACCAAGCCCTTGCACCGATGCAGCAGCGCTACCAACAGATGGAGCAGCAGCAACAGTACGAGATGCAGCAGCACCAGCAGGCTGCGGTCCAGAGCGTGGAGCAATTCATCAACAGTCAACCTTACGGTGACGTGGTGCGTGCTGACATGGCCGACATTATGGATTACGCGACCAAGCGTGGCATGAGTATGTCACTCGAAGAATGTTATCGCCGCGCTTGCATGATGCACCCGCAGATTTCAGAGTTGATGGGCCAGCAACAACAGCACCAGCAATTGCAGCAACAGAATAGTGCGGCCCAAGCAGCTAAGGGCCGAGCGAGTTCTATCTCTGGTGCGCCCACTGGTGGCGGGATGCAGCAAGAGACACCGGCTGATGATATTCGCGGTGCGATTGAAGCATCTCTTGCCCAGATGACGCGATAGTATTAAAATTGCCGCAGCCGGGCCCATAAGGTCTGGCTGCATTAAGTGGACGTGCCTAATCAGCCATAGCCACCCGACTCCAAGGATCAGCGCAATGCTGCCCACCCTGACCTCGCGGAACTATCCGAGCGTAAAAGGGAACGTCTGACAAATCGACGGGAATCTTTCCCATTCATTTATCAGATACTGGAGTTAAACCATGTCATTTGCTAACGCAAACGTAAGCGACATTATCGCTACAACCATTCAAAATCGCAGCAAGAAAATTGCTGATAACGTCACAAAAAATAACGCTCTGTTGGCTAAGTTAAGCCAGTCAGGTGGCGTGCGCACCGTCTCTGGCGGCAACATCATTCTGGAAGAACTGTCGTTCGCTGAAAACGCAAACGCTGGCTTCTACTCGGGCTACGACTTGCTGCCAATCGCCGCACAAGACGTGATCTCTGCTGCTGAATTTACGCTCAAGCAATTAGCTTGCCCCGTGATTATCAGCGGTATGGAACAACTCCAGAACAGCGGCAAAGAAGCGTTCATCGACTTGCTCGAGGCACGCATGGCCGTGGCTGAGTCAACCATGAGCAACAAGCTGTGCGGCTCGATCTACTCCGATGGCACTGGTAACGGTGGCAAAGAAGTGGTCGGTTTGAACGCTGCTGTGCCCGTTTCTGCGGCCACAGGCGTGTACGGTGGAATTGATCGTGCGACTTTCGCCTTCTGGCGCTCACAGACCAAGGATGTGAAAGACTTCGCAGCCGCCAAGCCCGGTCCAGTATCAGCCGCTCTGTCGGCTATGTGGGCCACTCTGGTTCGCGGTGCAGACCGTCCTAACCTGATCGTGATGGACAGCGTGATGTGGACCGCTTATTTGAGCGAGTTGCAGAACCAGCAGCGCTTCACTTCAGCAGAGACCGGCAACCTCGGTTTCCCATCAATCAAGTTCATGGATTGCGATGTTGTGCTCGATGGCGGCATTGGCGGCTTCTGCCCACCCAAGACCGCGTTCATGCTCAACACCAAGTACCTGAGCTTCCGTCCACACAAAGACCGCAACATGGTCCCACTGTCGCCTAGCAAGCGCGTTGCCATCAACCAAGACGCTGAAGTTCAGATTCTTGCTTGGGCTGGCGCGATGACTTGCCGTGGTGCTCAGTTCCAAGGCCGTTTGGTTAACACCACTGCCTAAACCAAGGATGCTCCGGGTGGGGCATCTTTAGGGGCGGTCTGAGCAATTGGGTCGCCCCGTTTTTTGGAGAGAAACATGGCAGCAACATTTTCAAGCAGCAAGGCCAACACTCCCTACGACCCAACGGCCTCACAAGCCACGGGTGGCGCAAGCACGGGGATTAACGTGGCCGCGCAAAGCGTTGGCGCACCCGGCGGTACGCAGATGCGTATTGGCGGTGAAGCGTTCAGCTTGTCGGTCAATATCCCTACTGTACCCACAGAGGCAGAAGCCGCACCAGCAGCAGTTTAAGTAATACCCCCGGGCGTTATGAACCCGGGGTTTTTTCACATCTAAAAATAGGAAATATCCAAGATGCAAACCGCCCAGACCGTGCAATTCGCAACAGACTTTGATGACTCGCAAGTGTTTAACGATGCCGAGGGTCGCTACTCTGATGACAAGAAGTTGTTTGTTCAGTTTTACACACGCCCCGTGCAAGATAACGTGGCAAGCCAAGAGGCCAAGCGTCCGATCTTTATCGACGCTGACTTTGTGAAGATCATGGTCCCCGGTGACAAGCGCACAGTGATTGACCGCATCGCGAGTGATGAGGACAAGCAACGCTTTCCGACTCACTTCGCACGCTACAAAGCTGGCCAAGCCGAGCAGACCGTGGGCACGCCACTCGATATGTTGCCCGGCATGACTGCTGGCAAGGTCGAGGAATACAAGCACTTCGGCATCAAGACCATCGAGATGCTTGCTGAAGCGTCTGACAGCGTGGGCCAGCAGTTTATGCAGTTCCAGTCAGACAAGAGCCGTGCCAAGGGTTACATGGCACTGGCCACCGATAACGCAGCCGTGAAAGAAGTCGAGGCCAAGTTATCGGCCGAGAACGCAGCGATGAAATTGCAGATCGAAGCCATGCAGAAGCGGATGGAAGATGTGCTTAAAGCGAAAGCTAAGTAAGGAGTAGGGAATGGCCTTTCAGATCGTACGTAATGAAACTTTAATTGCGGCTTGCAACACTGTTGCCGGTCTGATCGGCTACCCCACAACCAAAGATGCCGTGGGTTCACAAGACCCGAAGATGCAGCAGATTGTTGCAAGCATCAACATGGCGGCAAAAGATTTGCTCTCGATGTACACATGGCAAGAGATGGTGCGCGAGGCGCGTGTTGATGTGTTCCAAGACTACAAGGGGCAGACTGAGAAAGATTATCCGCTGCCCGAGGATTATTACCAGTTCATCGACCAGACACAGAACAACTTGACCACCAAGATGCCTGTGCGCAATCCGGTGGCGGCTGTGCAGTGGCAGACAATGAAAACCCTCATGCCGGGGTCTACTGTGCAGACCATGTGGCGTGTCAAGGGCAACAAGATGTGTTTCTTGTACCCGCCAGCGACACCTGAGACCATTCAGTTTGAGTACGTCTCTTGTGCGTGGGCGCAAGACGCTGATGACGCAACGCTGTACAAAAACATTGCCGACAAAAACGGTGACACGTTCTTGCTCGACCCTGATTTGATTACCCAGTTGGGCCGCGCACGTTGGCTTGAGATTAACGGCTTTGACTCAGGCGCAGCAATGCGTGACTTTCAACGCCTGTATGACAACCGCACAGGAGGGGCCACAGGCGCACCCGTGCTGAGTATGTCGGGTGGTGCGGGTAGCGTGCTGATTAACCTCGGCAACTTACCCCAGACTGGGTACGGGCTGTAATCATGGCGATGAAGCCTATCGCCCGCGGCAAGGTACGCACGATGACTGCGGCCACCAAGACCAACGCTAAGGTCGTGATGCCACCTCCAGTGGGTGGCTTAGATTGGATCAGCCCACTGGCTACGATGGCCCCCAAGAACGCACAGGTGCTCGATAACTTCATTGCTCGACCGCAAGGCGTTGAGTTGCGCGGCGGCTGGCAAGACTTGCTTGACGCGACCCTCGAAGGCTCACCCAACACGTTGATGAGCCACCCCACACCGGGCAATGCGCTAGACAAGCTATTTGCGGCTGTGGGCAACAAGGTGTGGGACTTAACCCCTGCTACTGACCCACTTAATCCAAGCGTGCCTGTAGAGGCTTTAACAGTGCCTGTGACGCACGCGTACTGGTCTTGGGTGAACTACTCGCTCAAGACTGAGAAGTACCTCTGTGCGGTCGCTCAGGGCGCTGGATACTTCACCTATGACGTGACCGATGGCTGGGTCAAGCGCGAGATTACGGGTGTTGAGCACTTAGAGTTTCGCACTGTGACTACGTGGAAGCAGCGGCTCTGGTTCACGCAAGCTAATTCGTCTGAGGTGTTTTATCTCGGCATCGGTGAAGTGCTCGGTGGCGAGGCGAAATTCTTTGATTACGGCCCCATGCTCAAGCGCGGGGGCCACGTTCGTGCGATCACGTCTTGGACGATGGACGGTGGCGATGGTGCGGATGACTACCAGTTGATTTTCGGCTCAGAGGGTGATGTGCTGATCTACAAAGGCACGGACCCTGAGAACGCAGACACCTACGCCCTCGTGGGCGACTGGTACATGGGCAAGTTCCCCAGAGGCGACAGGTTCTTTACACCCTACGGTGGTGACGTGCTGGTGTTGTCTGATCTGGGCTTAACCAGTATGCAGATGCTTGTCACAGGCAACGCATCAGCCGTGGGCGAACAGAATCCGATCATCAACAAGATTCAGGCTCGAGTGTCTGCGCGAGTCTCTGAGACGCTCGATACCGGCAATTGGGAAGTGCGTCTGATCCCGTGGCTTGATGTGCTCTTAATCAGCGCCCCCAAGACAAAGGGCGGGCGCTATGAGCACTACTGTCTGGGACTCACCTCTAAGGGGTGGTCAACAATTAGCGGGATGCCCATCTTAACGGGTGTCATGCACAACCGGATTTTCTACTTTGGCACACCTGATGGGCGAGTGGCCCACGGCTTTGATGTTGAGGGTGACGGGATGTACACGGGCGACCCTGAGTTTGGCTCAGGACAAATGGTACAGGGTCGCGTCACGTCTGCCTTTACTGATTTCGGTCAGTCGGCAAACTTGAAACGATTCTTGCTTGCCCGCCCAATTTTCCAAGCCTCTAAGCCCCCAAGCATGAAGGCGCGTATGAAGTTGGACTACGCGCTGGGTGCGAGGTTAGCGGCTACGGGCAGTGATGCGGCTGAGATTGCGCTGTGGGACTCAGCGATATGGGACCAAGCGTACTGGACAGGTACGGGCAACGTGTACCACGTCTTGATCGGCGTGCTAGGCGTGGGGTACTTAGGCGCATTAGAGATGGTGGTGGTCGGTGAGCGTGGCTTGATCTACAACGGCGCACACCTGACCGCTGAAATTGGAGGGATGCTATGAAACAGATCATCGTCAATGAGGATCAAGTTGTCGGGCCTTGGGTATGCGAGAGAACGGGCGGCACGTATGTGCCCGGTGACTCAACCACGATGGGCTTGGCTGACGAGCACGGGCGGTTAATCGGTGGCGTGATGTTCGATCACTACAACGGACGCTCCATTGCCATGCACGTAGCGGGCGAGGGGCGCAAGTGGCTCAACCGTGAATTTATCCGCGCTTGCTTCTCTTATGTGTTCGATCAGTTGGGCGTGCACAAAGTGATCGGCATGGTCCCTTCGTGGAATACGGACGCACTGCGCTTTGACTACAAACTTGGCTTTATCAAAGAGGCCACGATTGAAGATGCCGTGCCCAATGGCGACTTAATTTTATTGACGATGACTCGCGACCAATGTCGCTGGTTATCACAGGAGCATTGACATGGGAAGTAAAGCATCCGCGCCACCAGCACCGGACTATAAGGGCGCAGCCGAAGCGACAGCAGCGGGCAACCGGTGGGCGGCTAAAGATACAACTGCTGCCAACCGTCCGAACATCATCACGCCTTATGGTTCGCAGACGTGGACGAATAACCAGACGTTTGACCAAGCGGGGTATGACGCTGAGTTAGCGAAGTACAACGCCAGCTTTAAGCCCGGCAGCTATATGCCAACGGTTGATAGCGATGGCAACGTCACGCGGGAGTGGAATGAGGGTACAAAGCCCGCTGGTAGTGCGCCTGACCGTAATATGTTCATGAAGGACAATTGGACGCAGACAACGACTCTCACACCGGCCACACAAAAGGCGCTTGAGAGTCAGCAGCTAATGCAGCAGGGTCGCTCTGACATAGCGTTGGGCATCATGCCTCGCGTTGCTGAGTCTCTGTCTAAGCCGCTTGATATGAACGGTATGCAAGCTTGGGGTAAGAGGTATGACGGCCCCGGGCCGATCACGTCTGGCTTTGCGATGACTACGCCAACGACCACGGACAAGATTCAGACGAGCATTGGCCGCACACCTGACTACATCAAGTCATCGAGCGATGCGATTTATAACCAAGCCACGTCCCGTTTAGACCCACGCTTTAATCAGGGGCAGTCTGACCTAGATGCACGTTTGGCTAACCAAGGCATTACGCGTGGCTCATCGGCGTATAACCGCGCACAAGATGCTTTCTCAATGCAGCGCAACGATGCGTACCAAACAGCGATGAACAACGCAACTGCTCAGGGCGCAGCCGATGCGACTCGCGTGCAGGGGATGGACTTGAACGCGGCTAACTTTGGCAATAACGCTCAAGGCCAAGTGTTCGGTCAAAACCTCACCTCTAACCAGTTCCGCAACACTGCGATTGGTCAGAGCAATCAGGCTCAGAACCAAGACTTTACGCAGACCAACGCCAACGCGGCGTACGACAACAACTTGCGTATCTCGCAATTCAACATGGCGCAGCAAGAGCGGATGTTGGCGTTGAACGAAATGAACGCGCTCATTTCGGGTCAGCAAGTTGGTATGCCCTCAATGCCTGCGTTCAGCATGGCAACGCCTTACGGTGGCCCGAATTACATGGGCGCAGCACAGGCGCAGGGTCAGTACGACATGAACACATTTAATGCGAACAACGCGGCGGGCAGCGGCTTTATGAACGGCCTGTTCCAACTCGGCGGGTCGGCAATGATGGCCTCCGCTATGAGCGACAGTCGCTTGAAGCGCGTGGTTCAGAAGTTAGGCAAGTTGGCTAACGGTCTGAACGTCTACCGCTTTAAGTACCTTGGTATGCCAGAGACCCATATTGGTGTCATGGCGCAAGAGGTTGCACGCGTGCGTCCAGACTGTGTGATTAAGACCGGCTCTGGCTATCTCGCAGTTGATTACGGCAAACTTTTAGGAGCATGAAATGACAGTGCCAGCACAACCAGCACAACAGCCCGGCATGATGGGCTTCGGCGTTCAGCCGCAACAGAGTCCCGAACAGTGGCAACTCGCCGCAGCCTTGGCCCAGATGAATGACAGTGAGTTAACAAAGGAACTGATGACTACCGGCCAACCCCAAGGGCGCATGGTGGGGGATCGTTTTGTGCCGCCATCGTGGACTGAATCTCTCGCGGGCGTGGCCAAGCAAGGCTTGGGCGCTATGTCCTACAAGCAGAACATGGACATGAAAAAGCAATTCATGCAGGCGATGCAGGCTAACGCTTTGGGGCGTGGCGGGGCGAACTTGCACCCGATGGAGTTGATGGGTGCTACGGGACCCAAGGTCGGCGCAGAAGGCTGGACAGGCTAAACCATGTCTTGGAACATTCGCCGCGACCCGTTTACCGGACGACAGTCCCGTCACGATGGCATTGACTTGCCGTTTGGCATGAACACCTCTATGGGTTCGTTCCAAGACGGTACGGTGACCAAGATTGAAAACGATCCGTCTGGTTACGGTTGGTATGTGGATGTGAAGCATGACGATGGCACAACAGGGCGCTACGCCCACGCTGGGGTCATTAACAAGGCGGTGGGGCATCGTGTGAAGCGTGGTGAGGAGTTGGGCTTGGTTGGCTCAACCGGACGCTCCACGGGGCCGCACGTTCATTTTGAGCACCATGACAAAAATGGTACGCCGATGGACCCGCGCCCACTTCTTGCGTCCGTTGGCGGTCGCGCACCTACCCAATTCGCAACAGGCCCACAAGCTGCGCCGACACAAAATTTAGGAGGCCCGAACATGGCTACTGCACTACCACTGGCGATGGGCCAGCCACCCGTAGGGATGGAAGATTACGTGCGCCAAGCGCAAGCGCTCATCCCCCAAGCAACCGCCTCGCCCGAACTGTTGGCGATGATGCAGCAAAATTCGCAGCGTCGAGTCAACAACTTGCCACTCGCCATGGGCGCAATGCTCTCGGGCGACAAAGGTATGTCGGTCCTTGGTGGCGCAATGTACAAGGATGGTCAAGAGGCGCTTAATCCACAGGCTATTGGCGAAGAAGGTTTCTTTGACCCGAACTCGGGTCAGTTTGTGAAAAATCCGCTTGGTGATGTTAAGCGCAATCAGAAGATGCTCGAACTTGCGGTGGGGCTGTCCCAACGCGCTCAGAGCGATGCGATTCGCCAAGAGCAAGCCCGCACGACCCAAGCGTTCACGCAGTACATCCAGTCCCAAGGGTTAATTAACCAGTGGGAAAAGATGAGTTTCGAGCAGCAACAGGCGTTCGTAAATAACTGGTTTAAACAACAGAACTTGAATATCGCTGTGGATGGCAACAATCGGGCCGGGAGTACCCAAAACAACAACCGAGTGACGTGGGCTGATGAGCCCCCACCGGCGGCTCCTCCGGCTGGGACACCCATGCCACCGATGCCACAGCCTCGCCCCGTGCCTCAATTCAACCCACCAGTGCCGGGCCAAGCGCCTGTGCCGAGCGCGTTGCCGCAAGCCACTGGGCAAGTTCCTCCACCGGTTGTGGCCCAGCCACCCGCGCAGGCTGCGCCGCCTGTCGTGGCTCAACCGCCTGCGCAAGCCGCACCACCTGTCGTGACCCAACCCCCGGTTGCCGAGGCGGCCCCTGCGGGGTTCGTACCACGTGTGGCCAGACAGATTCCAGCCTATGACGTGGCGGGCCATGCGACAGAGGATGGCGCAGACGTTTTACGAATTACCGCCCCCGGTGAGCACAACGGCAAATTGTTCGTGCAGCGCCCCGATGGGTTCCATCTCTACGACCCCTCGAAAGGCCTGATCGACTCGGCAACATTTAAGAAAGACACGGCGGCGGCTAAAGATGTGATTGCATCTTCTGCCAAACTCGGGGGCTTAATCGACGAAGTTGAGAGAAATCCGAAAGCGTTCAACGTGGTGAACAGCGCGGCTAATGCCGTGCTGCCACAAGCACTAGCCAACCGCGTCACGTCTACGATCAATGGCCCCGAGTCTATGCAGCTACGCGCCAAACTTTTAAAAGACGCGGCTGAAGAAATGAATCGTCTTTTCGGTGCGGCGCAGTCGGTTGGTGAGGCAAGCCGCGCAAGCGAGTTCTTGATTCAAACGGGCGATAACGAAGCGACCATTTTGAACAAATTAAAGGGTGCGCGAAGCTATGCTGATGAGCTAAAATCAAAGTTCGGTCCAGCTTTCATCCGTGCTGCTAATCAGCAATTAACGGGTGGCTCATCGGCAACCACAACGTCTGCTTTGCCAAACGCTACTGGGGCCGCAAGATCACCGTTCAAAGACCCCAACAATCCGACTGATGCGGAATTGGAGGCAGACATGAAACGGAGACTTAAAAAGCCATGAGTTACCTGACCGATGCTGAGAAAGCAAAACGCGAAGATTTAAAGCAGGCCTATATCCACGCCGTGAACAACGGCGAGGATGTGGCGGCTAGAGCCTACGCTGGCGCGATTAGCCGCATGGATGCTCAGGGTCAGCGACCCTTTGAAAACAAAACACTGAGCAACGTAGCTGATGCAGTTACGTTACCCATTGGGCGACTTGCGACCGCTTTAGGTAAAAGCGGAAATGATCCCCTATATGAAACGTCAGCCAAGCGCCTCGAGACCATCGAGCGCCGCCATGAAGATGCGGGCTGGGGTAACAAGTTGCTCACAGGTGTGCTTGATGCGCCACGTCAAATTTACGGCGGCATAAAGCACGGGCGCAACATGGCCAACGCTGGTATCGACCAGCTACTCGACAAGCCGCTGTCGTGGATAGGTTTAGGTGGCGATCAAATTAAAAGCCCGATGACGGGCAAGACGTATAACGAAACCCAAAGCGAAAAATTGCGACAAGGCGATGATTTCGTCCAAAACAATAGTTGGATGGCCAACGCCGGTCAGATGTTGGGCCAAGGCCGTGATGCAATCGCGGTGGGGCCCATCCGTGGTGCTGGGTTAGCCGCCAACACAGCGGTGCAGTCTGGGATAGCAGCGCTTCAGACTCCGGGCGATGGGTTAGATCGAGGTATCTCTGCCGCCTTCGCTGGCGGCGGTAACGTGCTTGGCGCGGGATTTTCGCGTGCACTATCTCACGCAGCGCTGCCCGTGCAAAACGTATCAGACGCAACACGGCGTTTGATAGCCGAGGGTATCTACCCCACACCGGGGGCCGCTAAGGGCGAGGGCATTTGGAAAAGCATCGAGGACAAGCTGACCTCTGTGCCATTTGTTGGCGACTTCATTTCAGAAGGCAGGCGGCAAGCCATTCGTGAATTTAACGCCGCGGCACTTCGTCGCAGCAACACCGGCGTGCAAGGCATTGGCCAGCCCGCCGTGGGCCAGATCGACAGCGCCTTTGGTACGCGCTACGCCAACGCACAGGCCCCGCTCTCGTTCGATATGAACGACCCAGCGTTCCTTGCGTCCATGAGCGGTGCGCTTAGAAATAACTACGCCAACGGCAACGCGATCAACAATGTTACTGACAGCATTAACAACTTCAGGGTCTCGCACAATCACGCGCCTCTGAGATACGACACGACACAGGGCTTTCATGTCCCGAACCCACCAGTGCCACTGATTGGTTCGGGTGCGAACCCCGCCTTTGTTGCTGGCGACTCGGTAACGGGCCTGCGCAACTATCTGCGCACAGAGGCTTCGGCTTACGCCAAATCAACCGATCCGCTCACGTCTAAAGCCGCCCCCGTGTTTCGCGATACGTTGCAGGCCATGGACGATGGGCTAACAACCCAAGGGCATAACAGCCACTTGGATTTGGCTCGGTTCAACACAGTCAATTCAGACTACGCTGCCTACAAACCCGCACAGTTGGCCTCTATGTCGCCCACGGCGGCCAACAAGCGGGCTGGGGTGTTTACCCCCGGCGAGTACGCCTCGGCCATCCGTAGTAACTCGATCAAAAACAAAACTGAAGCGCAACTGCGCCGTGGCGCTTTGCCCGGTCAGTCTTTGTCAAACGATGCCAACGAGGTGCTGGGCAACATTTACAACGACTCGGGCTCGGCTGGTCGCATGGGGCTTAGTGCTCTGGCCCTTGGCGGTGGCACGCTTATGACTCCATGGACTATTCCGTTGATGGCGCACTCAGCGCTGACCGCGACACAAACGGGTCGCCGCTACGCGCTTGGCGCGTTGTACCCCCAAGCACAGCACCAGATCGCAGACGCGCTTCGTCACTCAGCACCTTATGCGGGGTTCGCTATGGGCCAAGGCATGGGTTTCTGGGACCCGCGCTATTCACCAATTAAACCGGAGTAACGAAATGCCACGTAACGGATCAGGAATTTACACGCTGCCAGACAGTAATCCGGTAGCCACAGGCGAGGTGATTACCTCCGACTGGGCGAACGA